TTGGTAGGGGTACCAAATCCGGAGCCGATCCCACCCCGCGAACATCTCGTGGTCTAGGTCGTAGTCGAATCCGTTTATGTCATCGGACATATCGTTTATGGCTTCGCCATAGCTCTTTCCGGGCTCATACGTCCGGTCACGGACCACGTTCCCGGAACCCTGGGGACGCGTGGTCCCGTCCGGATTCATGAAGCCCATTTGGAGTTGGAGATTGTCTCCGGGATCGAAAGACGCTCCGCCCGCGCTTGGCGTGATCGTGCTCGCGTTGGTGGCAAGCGTTCCGATGATTTGGTCTTGCTCAATTTGTGTGAACGTGAGCCCCGCGGGCGCGGTGATAAATCGGCGGTCCACCATCGCGAGGTAGTTGTGCGCGGTGAATTGGACCACCGCGTCCTCTTCCGTGATGGTGTCTTCCGCGTTGTCCACGATGCCGCGGAAGATCATTCGGTCCATGCCCGCGCGGTCATCCCATCGCCACGCGCAAATGTCGGAGGCAAGCTCCGTGATGAGATGCGCTTGGCTTGAGTATCCGTCGATCGTGAAGGAACACGCGGCACGCCCGTTCAAGACCTTCTCCACTCTGCGGACGCGGGCGTCCGTCAACTCCGCGAGCATCGTGGTACGCCAATCGTCGCCCGCGTTCCATCTCCGAGCGTGGACCGTGAAACGCCACCTCCCGCGCCCCGGGGGCACGGGATACGTTCCCGGGCTCGCGAGCGTGGCTAGCTCCTCGGGGGTGGGTTCCCCCTCAAACGAGCGCGGAAATTCCACCACGCTCACGAGAGGTAACCATCCCGCCATTGCGCGACCACTTGCGAGACTTGGTTGGCTCCGCCTCCATCCGCGGAAAGCGTGAACGTGTAATGGATTCCGGATTGGCAGATGATCCACGCGGTGGGGCGCGGCCAATCTATTTGGTTCATCGCGCTCCGCCCGAGGTCTCCGTTCCAATATGCGGTGCGCGCGTCCGTGTCCACTTCAATCCATGAGCCCGCGTCGATCGTGGTCCCATTCTTGAACGCGAAAATTTGAGCGTTCCCGGACTCGTCGCGAAACGCGACTTCCGGTCCCACGATCGGACCGTAAAAAAGGAGCTTCGGACGGACCGCTACGTCTCCGTCCGTGAAGAGTTGCCCCGTAATGGGAGGGGTGGACCCTTGCGGATATTCGCGCGGGAACGTCAAGTCATAGATACGCCCCGCGCCGATCGCAGAGCCCGCCCACGAGGATGAGGAGTGGACTACGGGGTCTCGGGCGATGGGGTCCGCCGCGACCCATTGGAGATGGATTTCACGCTTCTCCGGTCCCTTTATGGGCCAGTCATAAGACGCGGCGCGCATCGTGAGCACGCGCTCCGGATTGTCCGCGCGATCCAAGACGTAGTGAAGCTCCGGGCGTACGTCCGGGCGCATGAACGGAGCGAACACGGTAGCTATCTCGTCAATGCGCGCGTCGGGGGTGAGCGCCACCACGTCCGCGGTGATCGCCCGCGAGCCGAAGTAGCGCGTCCGGTCATCCACGCCATGGTGGTCCGGACGATTGGTCACCACGTCTCGCACTTCCGGGGAGCCGAGGTCCAAGCTCGGGCAGATATAGCCCGCGGCTTCATCCTCAAGGGGTTGCGAGAGCGCCCCGAGGACAAGCCACGCGCTCCGTACGCACGTCATGATCCCACCCCCGCGCGCGTGAGCCACGCCACGCGCTTCATGAAGAGGTCCACGTCCATGGTCTCCGCAAATGTCGCGTGCTCTATGTTCACCGCGGGACCGCGCGCGGGCGCATTGCCCTCTAGCGGGGTGATGACTTCCGCGGGGTGCAAGTACGCGAGTCCCGCGGTCTTGGTGATCCCACCGCGCGCGAGGAGTGGGATATCCGGGAGCCCGAGTGTTTGTCCTCCGAAGTGGATGGGTCCGATATCCACTTTCGGGACTTGGAATTCCAGCGCGTTCCACGCGCGGAGGACCGCGTTTATCGGTCCTTTGACCGCACCCGCGATGGAGGAAGCAACGCCTCCGATGCGTCCCACGAGTCCGGAAAAGAAACTCCACAACCCCTCCCATACGCCCCGGATCGTGGCCACCGCGGATTGCGCCCAATGGACGGGAGCCATGAACGCTTGCCCGATCGCGTTCATAATCCCGCGAATGGTTCCGACAAGCCCGGAAACGAACGCGACAAAGCCCGCCCATACGCCGCGCACGATCGCGAGCCCTCCGGAGATGACTGCGCGAATGATGTTCATGGCCGCGCCGATGACCGCGCCCCACGCGCGTCCCGCCGCGCTTATGAAACTCGTGACCCATCCGAAGACCGTTCCAATGATGGAACGGATGAACGCGAGCGCCGCGCCGATCGCGGCTTTTATCGTCTCCCAATTGCGGATGATGAGATAGACGATGATCCCCATGGGTCCCGCGATGATCGCGACGAGAAGCGGCCAATTGCTCGCGAACCAATTCCACAACCATTGCCCCGCGGCCACAATCGCGTGGAACGCGGTTTGGAGTGCGCTCCATACCGCGCCCGCGACCGCTTGGAGGATTCCGAATTTCACGAGGAGCGCCACGATGATCGCAATGAACGCCACGATTGCGATGATGATGAGCGTGATGGGATTCGCCGCTACTGCCGCGTTCCACAACCATTGCGCGGCGGTCACGAGTCCCACCACTACCACTTGCCCTTGCGTATACAACGTGTAGAGCTTCACCGCGACCACCGCGGCAAGGATCGCCGCCGCTACCGCTTGCATGATCCCGGGATACTTCTTGAAGAGGTCCGCGATCGTGGTGAGCACGGGGAGGAGCGTGGCTTGGAAAAGCGAGATGAGTTGTTGGATGATCGGCATGAGGTCTTGTCCGACCGTGACTTGTAACGCTTTCATTTGGAGTTGGAAATTGCGCATCCGTCCCGCCGCGGTGTCCGCTTGCTTCGCGGCTTGACCGCCGAACGTCTTATTCGCGTTTTGCATCACTTGGTCCATCGTGAGCGTCTTCCCGCTCGCATCCTTGGTTGCGATGCCGAGACGCCCGAGCGCGCCCACGTTCCCGAGATAGCCCTTAGTGATGGCTTGCGACACTTGCGCGAGGGGCTTGCCCGTGCCCGCGGATATGTCAAGCGCGGTTTTCAACGCGCCTTGGGCTTTGGTGGTGTCTTTCGTACCGCGGAGCAAGGTCTCAAATGCGGGGCGTAGCTCTCCCTTGGAGACCGCCGCTTGCTTGCTCATGCTCGCGATGAATTTCTGCGCGGCCGCGACTTGCGAATCGTTCGCGCCCACGATGTTGTGGAGGGACGTGGCGAATCGGACGTTCGCGTCCTCCGCGTCAATCGCTCCCTTTATCGCCCCGGAGAAGTAATTCTTCGCCGCGCTCGCGGCTTTGGTGAGCATGGCTCCGCCGAACACGCCCGCGGCAACGGTCCCGATGCTTTTGGTCGTGCTCTTCGCGGTGGACTCCGCGGACTTGAGCCCTTGCTCAAGCCCCGTAGTCTTGGCGCGATATTCAACGTCAATAGTGGGTCCCGCCACTACCGTCTCCGATTCGCTCTCGCGGCCATCTTCTTTGCCTCGCGATTCTCGGCGTTCATGTAGCGGACGAACGCGTCAAACTCGTCTTCGGAGAGTTGGTCCACCTCGCGGGGAGTCATCCTCCAAAATCGGCAGAATGACGCGAGCCCGTCCGCCGCTCGGGCTATGAAGGGTCCGGGACTTCCGCCTCAAACTCCACGGGAATGTCTCCCGCTTGGTCCCACGAGGGTTGGAAGCCTTGCTTCCGGAGCGTTATGTACGCGTTGGCTTGGATCACGTCCGCTCCGTCTTCCAAGAGTTGCTCCATGCTCTTCCCGCTCACCGCGCGTATCTGTCGCAACTCGTTCGCGGAGAAGCGCGGCGCGCCATGGATGACGAGATGGTCCGGGAGGTTGGGATCGGGGTGAAGCTCACTTACGGGCTCGGCCATGGGTAGTTCGCAATCTGTCGTGAGGCGTCCATTTGCAGCGCGGCCACAAACGCATTGGCCGCGCGTTGCCCCGTGGGGAAGAGCCATCGCCCACTCCCCACGTAGGCGCGTCCGCGTGTCCCGCCGAATTCGACCCATCCCGCATAGCGGGCGCTCCCGTCATACGCGACGGACGCGCCCCCTTCCACTACGAGGGTCGTAAGCGAGCCACGCATGGTTCCGCTCTCCACGGGCACTTGCGCTTGGACCGTGGAGAGCACTTCATCCGCGGTGGAACGGGCGATGGACTCCGCGCCCGCGCGTATCTCCTCCACGTTCCGCCGCAACGCGGCGAAAGCCGCGTCCTCTCCGTGGACGATGACCGTTTGACTCATGCCGCGGACGTGGAGCTTCCGCTACTCGTGCCCGAGCTTGCGGACGCACTCGCGGTCGCCGCGCTTGCGGGCGCAGTATCCGGAGGAGCGAATCCCGGAATCCCCTGAACGCTCAATTCAATGTCAATAGAGGAAGCCTCATTGACCGCCGCGTCCAAGAAAGTGAGATAGGGCACGCGCACTTTTCCAAACATGAGTGGATTGGTTGCGCTTTGCGCAAGCGTGCCATCGGGGAGCAATTCAAAATCCGCGAGCGTTCCCGCGAGTGGCCAGAGGATCGCCCACGGTCCCGTGGGATCGAAATTTTGGAAGACCGTGAGCGTGATTGTGAAGCGCGGGACTCCATACGCGCGGTAGCTCCCGCAAAAAGTGTCGTAATCGTTGGAGTCTTGGTCCACCCCGCATGAGATTTGGTTGAGCGAGCACTTCAAGTCTTGGAGCGGTCCGCCCGCGGGACCGATCGCGAATTGCGGAGAGGTGAGAATGAACGGAGGGGTATCGACGGACGGGGTTATAACGGTCATTGCGTGGTCTCCTTCTCCCAATCGGGCGCGGTGATCGTGACCGCGACGCGCAAGCCACAACGCGCCGCGAGGTAAGGGACTCCGCCCACTTCCATCACGCGTGGACTCCCCGGATTCCCGGGACGGATGCCCCACGCGTTCACGTCCGCGCGCGTGCGCGTCATGAGTTGGGCGAAACACTTGGCGAGGACCGTGAGCGAATCCCCGGGCTCCACTCGTCCCGCGACCATGACCACGAGGGGGAACGCGAAGCCCGAGCACGCTTGCACGGACTCAAACCATGGTTCATCCCAAAGGAGCATGAAGCACGGAACGTCAATCGCATCTACGAGGGACGTGTAGACGAGGGGCTCCGAATCGTTCGCGGGCGCGAGGACATTCGCGAGCGTGGCGGGAACGTCGAAGAGGTCCACGTCACGCCAATCCGAAACGTTGCTTGAGCGGGGTGAGGCGGATCGCGTGGCGGGCGAAGTCATCACGCGGGGCGCGAAGCGTGCCCGTGTCCGTGTATCCGATCGCGCCAAAAGCCGCGTCCGCTGCTTTGTACCATTCCACCGCGCGGGCGAGATTGCCCTCATGCGCGAGCGGATCGGTCGCGGGGATGGGGTCATCCTCAAGCCGATCCGCCCACGCGTCTATCTCTTGCGCGGCCGCGTCCAAGCACGATTGAAGGAGTGCGGTGTTCTCCGAGGTGACACGCGTCCGGAGACGTTGCGCCAAGTCCTCCACGGTTGCGTACGCCATGATTACTTCCCGCTCGCG